GTTTGGAAAGCATTTTTCTCAACTCGCCACTCAGAAATCTGATAATCGTCAGTCCAGTTTTTAATTAATTCTCGTATCGCATCAGGCTTCATGCCAGCGACATTGGATACATCTAGCAGGTATCTCTTCTGTGTAGATATATCTAAACCTAAACATACGGCTGCGGTATGACCTGAGCCTGCAGGGTCTAGTCCTGCAACCACAATTAATCCATCCATACCGTTTGGTCTTACACCAGCCTTGCCCTTTGGTATGCGACCAACATTGCGAGCACCATTAATAATTCCTTTAATAGCCTCGGATGGAAATGCTGAATCTTCGTGGACTTGTTGTTGCTGATAAACCATTGCCCATAAGTTTGGAGATAGTCTTGCCCTGCGTTTGTGGAGAGCCTGTCCATCCCACTTGCGGTACAACCCATCAGCATCGGGAGAGCCAACACCTGATATGGGGGCTATGTTAGTTTTTGCCCATAGCGTTACCCACTTGTCAGGGTCCTCGTTAAATTCTAATACTGCAGGTTGTGCAAAGTAAGTCCATGGGGAAGTTTCATCAGGGTAGCGCATAGGGTCGCGTAGTTCTGAATATAAATCTCTAGGTCTTAGGCGAGTGCCAATAATTAAAAGTTTGCCCCCGTTGTCGTCAATACGGGACATAACTTCAGATTGAATCCAGTCAATTTGCTTTTCGTATTCATGGGCGTTGGTGTTATCAACACAGTCATCCATGATAATCAAATCTGCACGAGCACCGTAGATATGACCCCGTACACCAATAGCCTGCACGGTAGGGTCCTTTTCACCTGAGTCACGAGCCTCGGATGATAGGTAAATGAGGTCCTGCTTCCATGAATCAGAATTCTTTTCAAATCCCCCTGGAGGTCCAAAGGTAAGTTGTAGGTCCTGATACTTAGGATGTGTTAGTCTGTTCTTTATGGAGAGCAGGAACTTTTGCGCCATAGCCTGTGTCTTGGACACAATCATGATTCTGATTCGTAGACTTTGCGTGCTCTGGTGGAGTGTTAACAATTAATAAATCTTGAGCACCCTGTTCATAGGTTATTGAAGGGTGTAAATCTTTGGGTTCTCTACTCTCCAGTAGGTCAATCCAGTGTTCTTGATGCTTGAAAACTTTGGTACCCAGATACTTTTCTGAGAATTCGGGGAAGGGTGGTACTTCCCCTCTTGTGTTTCCTATTTCACCTCTTGCGGTCATAGACCGCACCTTGTCTACAGCCAGTGCGAAACTAGGGTCTACCTTTCGGTAGTACTCGTAGGTCTTAACACTCCTACCTACGGCATCCATAGCCTTTTGGGTAGAGTAACCCTGCATTAAAAAATCAATAACTTGCTTCTTGATGGCATCGCTTTTATGCGATGCAGAGGTTACGCGCTTTCTTTCCATAGGTTCTCCAAGGCGGACTGTAGGGAGCCTTGGGCTTAACTTCTAACCGAAGGGCGAAGTCTAAACGAAGCCCGAAGGTTAGGGCTAATACTAGGCAACAACCCTACGGGTTGTAGTTAATGTTCGGAGGCTCCGATAATTTTGCCTCCTCACTTATACTATAGGTGTCCAGAAGGTCCTTAGCGGACACTTCTGGGCATGTGATTTACGCCACACTTATAGTAAATCAGTAAAAGCGCAGGTCAGAGCCACATTTATGGGGGGCGAGGACTAGCAAAGTTATGTAAGTAGATACATACACACACACGCTCAGTGTTTTTAAAAACCCTGGGGTGCAGATTTTGCACCTCGCTCTGCACCTTGCAAAGTGTTTAAACAAAACTGCATGCACTTAGCAAAACAAAACTAGGGCAGAGCAGTGCTAGGGCGCGGTGAGGCACTGACTCTGCAATCAGTAAGCCCGCGCCCCCCCCATGCATGCATCGCAACTGCAAAAGCGAGCAAGTGTTTAAACAAGTTACTGGCAAGTAACCTTCTAAAGTCAGTTGTTTAATATCACTTTAGAGCATGCAAGTTTTTATCAATGGCTAAAAGCAGTATAAATCAATGGTTTTAGCGTGTTACTGGTGAGTAGTGTTTTTACTTGCCGTTTAAACTGCTCATGCTTTCAGTGGCTAAATCAATCAATGGCTAATCGTCAAAGTGCCCTAAAGTCAGTTAAAATCAATGCTTTTAGAGGGTTGTTGAATTTTGTTTAAACATCTGATTGAATTCTCCTACTATCAAAACTGGTTGATAGTGACTGACTGGAAAGGTTGAACACCATGACTGCAACTGATGCAGACATCAAGGCGAAACAATCAACACGCCTTCGCAAAGTTATCTGCTTAACTGATAACTACATCGCGAGAATTTCTCGCTCAACAATCATCACCTTCGGCACCCCAATCTGCCCTCGGTGCAATCAATCAATGACTGAGGCGGTGCGCTAATGACTACCTTCGGCATGGAATTTGAGGTGCAAGGCGTATCAGTGCAAAAGGCTCACCGCGTTTTAAACGAGGGTGGAATTAACTGCGAGATGCCTAACCGCACTCATGAAACAAGTCAAAACTGGAAAGCCGTCTATGACGGCTCAGTGGCACGAGGTGCAGAGGTTGTATCTCCAATCCTTGATGAAAGCCGTTTAAACGAGGCAGTGGCAGTCACCAAAATTCTTAAAAATGCTGGTGCTCGTGTTGATACTGCAACTGGCTTTCATGTCCATATTGGCTCCAATGCTTTTGGCAGTGCTTTTACCTCAAGCCTTAGCCAATTCGTTTTAAATTACTACTCAATGCACCATGCAATCGGAGCACTGGTTGCACCTTCTCGCCTTCGCAATTCTTACTGCGGAGTTTTGCAACAACATGATGCCGAGGATATTGCGAGCCGTTTAAACGGTGGCAATTTCAGAGCCTCAAGTCGTTACCAATCCCTAAACCTTGATGCGCTGGAGCGCCACGGCACCGTTGAGGTGCGCCTACATCAAGGCACCTTAAACGGTGTTAAAGCAATCGCATGGAGCCAGTTTATCGCTGGCTTAATCAAGATTAGCGTGCAAGGCGTTAATCTAAACCTCAACTCAAATCTCAATCCATGGGCAGACCCTCGCTCAAGAGATGCCGAGTCATGCGTTAACTTGCTGGACACCTTGGTTACCTTCGATTGTTTAAACGCCTCAACTGGTGACTGGTTGAAAAACCGAGCACGCGCCCTTAAGTAAGAGGGTCGCCTGCCCCTAGTGGGCTAAGCGTAGGTGCAATCCCTACGGCAGGCACTAACACCTAGGAGATACCTCGGTGTTTAAACGGAAGGACTGGATGCAATGGATTACAACTTGCTACCTTGGTGGCTCACTTGGATAGACGGCAGAGCGCTCCTATTCATCGGGCTAATAATTTGGGCAGGGAACAAGGCAATCACCAGTGGAGAAAAAAACCATGACAAATGATGATTGTTTAAACGAACGAGTAATCTGCGGAGATTGTTTACGACCTGATTGCAAAGGTTGTGAATACTAATTCGCAAGTGTGATACAATTAACTTCTAACTACTACAGACTGGAGAAAAATATATGTGCGGAATAGCAGGATATTGCTTAGACCCTAAGCATTACAAAAGCGTAAGCACCTCAGACCTTGCAGGTCAGATGCTTATGGATATTGAACACCGTGGCACAGATGCAACAGGTGGCGCATGGATTAACCCACGCACTGGCAAGCGCGTGATTAGAAAAGCGCCTATCTCTGCAAGCAAGTTCGTGCCTAACGCTGGCGATAAATTATGCGGTGGCGCAACCACTGCAATCCTTCATACAAGGTTCGCAACTCAAGGCTCACCAACCAATGCAAGCAACAACCACCCAATTCCTCGTGGCAAAATTGTGCTCACACACAACGGGCATATCAGCAACGACAGAGAATTGTTTAAACAGTTAGGTGTTCCTCGTATCGCTCAAGTAGACAGTGAAGCGGTGGCTGCCTTGATTGCCTTCTCAAAAGACAAGCCATGGCAAGCATTAACAGAGGTGTACGGCACGGCTGCCCTTGCATGGATTACTGCCAATGACCCACGCAATCTGCACCTAGCACGAGTAAATTCATCTCCGCTATGGATTGCACAGGCTAGTACTGGCTCCTTATTCTACGGCTCCACAAAAGAAACCGTAGAAAATGCATGCATCATGACCGATTGCGACATGGATTGGTTATACGAGGCAAACGAAGGCGAGTACTTCCAAATCCGTGATGGTCGTATCATCAAGCACGAAACCTTCACACCTGCAAAGCGTGAGTCGTTTAAACTTTACAACTCATACTCTGAAGGAAGCGATATGGATTGGTACGGCAGGTACAACCAGTACAAAGCAGACAAGTACTCAAAGTGGTGGGACAAGCATGACGAGTTCCTAAACTTCTAATCGTTTAAACAGAACAACCCCTCAGCCGCTATGGTCTGGGGGGTTTTTCTTTTTTGTTTAAACATTTACTATCTGCACATGCTGTCGTTCCTGGAATTTAAAGTCAACTGTTTAAACAAAAGACCATGTTCCAGGTACCTAGTGTGTACTGTTTAAACAACCCAACAAAAAAACCATCTTCGTCATCTCCTCTGGTGCGTATCGTTTAAACAATATAAAAATTATTTTCTGGAAATCTAAAACAAATGCTTGACTTTAATCTTACGAACTGAAATCATTACACCGTAGCAACAAGGCTACACAAACGAAAGGCTGGAAATGCTAGGAACTGACTTGATTGCAGTAATGATTGCGCTGATTACTTCTGTTAGCGTAATGATTATTACTATAAAAAGAAATGCACAACTAGAAAAAGAAAATGCTTGGTTGCGTGAGCGTGTATCAAACCTTCGCAAGCAGGTAGCCAACATGGTAGAAAGACCCTTCTAACATGAGCCAACAAACAACTTATGAAGGCTGGAAAAACTACGACACTTGGAACTGTGCGCTATGGATTAACAATGACTACGCACTGTACTTATCTGCTCGTTTATTCATGACCGTATACAAAGGCGCGAAGCCTTATCGTGATTGGATAAAGGTAGCAGGATTAGAAAACGACTCAACCAAAGATGGTTGCAAATGGGTAAGCGATAAATTATCCTATGCTGAACTCAACAATATGATGAAGGACTTGGTGAACTAATGAGTAAATCAACCTCAAACATATATGCCAAAGCAAAGTACGATGCAATGGAACAACTTATTTCCAATCACCGCGCTGAGTATGAAGCAATCTTTAAAGCAGAAAAGTTAAAGTACGGTATAACACCACGCTTAACTACTGCCGAGAGGATTGCACAACTAGAGCAGACACTTGAAAATCTAAAGGCGGTCAACCAATGACCAACAAAGATGATTTTGATTGGTGGTATTACAACAGGTTGCATGAGTTTTTTGAAAACTTACTTGCACCTATGTATAAACGAGTCAACGAGCCAACCATAAACGACCTAAAGAAAAATGATGAGGAGTCAAATGTCTGAGCCAAGATTGGAAGATGATGTCGCTTATTACGGTGCAGAAATGTGCCCTGATTGCGAATATAGGCACGATGCTAATGATGAGTGCATACAAAGTGATGAACCTGACCGCATGTGGGGAGATGAGGACTAAACATGAAACTCACTAAAGAACAAATGCTCATAGTTAATGGCGCACTTGCAGAACACCGAGTCAACCAAACTCAAGCCAAACTATGGACTCAATCTGATGAGAAAAACTTTCAACGAATTATCCTGCAACTTCGCAAGGATTACAAAGAGGCGGTAAAGGGGGTAAGTAAATGAGTGAACTAAGAAATGTCAAAGGCATCGTAATCAAACCAAACGGTACGCACTTAGAGAAAGTGTTTAAACAACTCACCGATTATCAAGATGCTCTTGATGGATACATTGAGGCAGTCAGACTGTATGACTACAACGGTGTAGAGATAGCGTGTGCTTATGTAGATGATGAGGGATTGCTAAAGCAACTACCTTTAAATCCACTGGGCAGTGCAATCTCTTTCTTATTCGGGAACACACCATACTTGGCAGGCAACATGATTGTTGTCGGTGCATCAGATGGTGAAGGTTATGATACTGATATTCCTGAGTACATATCCACACTTATCAAGAACATCAGCGCCAAAGATGAAGAGGTAGTCTTATGATGTTTAAACGGTTGGTCGCCATGTTTCTAGTAATCACTTTAAGTGTGGCGATTGACGATAAGTTTTTTGATGAGTCGCACATACCAGTAGCGCCACTGTCCAATGGTAAACACATAGCAGGAACCGTAGTAGCCTTCTATGAAAACGAATACCAGCGCCACGCAATAGACTTGCTCACACAAAATGGCAAACTAGAACAATGGAACTGCCTGTACACACTGTGGATGCGCGAGTCAAACTGGAATCCTAAATCACGCAACCGTAAATCGGGAGCCTATGGCATCGCACAATTTATGCCAGCAACTTGGGCACTCGTGGGTGTAAAGAAAACTGATGATGGATTTTTACAAGTGGAAGCAGGACTTGCATATATCCAAAGAAAATACGGTGGCAATATATGTAAAGCACTCGGAAGCAATCTCGGAAGGGGGTGGTACTGATGGCTAATGAGGCAATCATCAGTGAACTAACCAATCATTTGATTGACGAACACTTTACTTGGTCAATAGAGGATTGCAAGCCAGCAACCTTGCGTGATGGAATCAAGTGTGAACTTCTATTGAAAACCGTACTGGACTATATGATTGGAGCAGGTTATGTTAACGAAACCAAAGTACCATAGGATATTAAGTCAGATTGAGGAACAAAACGGAACAATAACTTACAGACTGCGGTATAACCATGAACTGTTTAAACAAGGTGCATGTGCTGGCATAGACACAGAACTTTTTTATCCAGTTGAAGAAAGAGAAAACCCTGACTACATAATCAAAAGACTATG